AGACAAACGTCTAGAGGTAGCCGATCAGGATCTGAAGAGAAATACTGAGCGGATGCTGGTCGTCTGGTGTTGTTTTGGCATGCTGGTCTACCCGTTTATTATTTTGTTTGCCTCGGTCTTGGGTTTCGACAAGGCAGCCACATTAATTACTGAAGTCGCCTCCGTATATGTGCTGAGTGCCTCTGCTGTCGTGGCAAGTTTTATGACGGTGAACATGATGTCAGCAAAGGCAAACAAAACTTCTATTAATTACGAGAAAGGTGAAGGAAAATGAGCATACTGAGCGCGTTAATAGGCCCAGCTACAGAACTCGCTGGAAAATTTATTCAAGACAAGGATAAAGCTGCGGAATTAGCTCATAATCTTAGCACTATGGCCGACCGCCACGCGCAGGAAGCAATGCTAGCGCAGATAGAGGTTAACAAAACTGAAGCCGCTGGAAATTGGTTTCAGGCGTCTTGGCGTCCTCTTTGCGGCTACGTCTGTGTTCTTGGTTTGATGGTTAACTTTCTTATCTCCCCGATCTGTGCGGGTTTTGGATTTATAATACCGCAAGCTGAAATGTCTGTTATGATGCCGATACTAACGGGGATGTTGGGTCTTGCAGGAATGAGAAGTTATGAGCGAGTGAAGAAGGTTGGGAAGAAGTGACATGGCTACACCATCCAAAGGCAAAGCCCGCGTAAAGGTTACGTCGTCCGGCAAGAAAGTAAGCTACGGTCAGGCTGGCAGCGCAAAGGGCGGTGGCCCTAGAGTTAGACCGGGTACACCCAAGGGCGACGCTTACTGTGCGCGGTCTGCGGCGCAGAAGAAGAAGTTTCCGAAGGCTGCGGCTGATCCAAACAGCCCGCTCAACCTATCACGCAAACGCTGGAATTGTTCCGGCACTAAATCGAAAAGGAGCTAAATATGAAGGGCGTAAAGCATTACAAAAAAAGTGGCGTCGAACATAAGGGCAATACTCATAAAATGTCTGACGGTTCTATCCACAGTGGAAAATCTCACACAAAAGCGAGCGTAAAGATAATTCACTATAACCAATTAAGCAAAACGGCTAAGGCAGTTGCCGACGGCGTTAGCAGAAAATCTAAAAAGGCATAGGAAAATAGCATGGCATCTGGATTATATTCAAATATTTCGGCAAAAAAGAAGCGCATAACCGCTGGGTCTGGCGAGAAAATGCGTAAAGTCGGCTCTAAGGGCGCACCGGCCAAGGGTGCGTTTAAACGTGCAGCCCTGACGGCTAAGAAAAAATGAGCGACGCAATGCGCGCCCTGCAAGCTAAAGTCGGCGTTGGTGCTGATGGTGCGTTTGGGCCTAACACCGCGAAAGCCATTGCCAGGCACTACAAGCTATCTCCACAGCGTGCCGCGCATTTATTGGGCCAATCCTCGCATGAGAGCGGAGGGTTCAAGTTGGTTAGCGAAAACTTATACTACTCAACGCCTGAGAGAATTATGGCTGTGTGGCCGTCAAGGTTTCCAACAGTTAACAGCGCCAAACCTTACGCCAAAAATCCGTCGGGCTTAGCAAACAAAGTTTACGCTGATCGAATGGGGAATGGTGATGAAGCCAGTTCTGAGGGCAGTTTTTTTTCTGGCCGCGGATTTCTTCAACTCACGGGCAAATCAAACTTCCGTGAGTTTGCGGCTGACATGAGGCTGCCAGAGGTTATGAATGACCCTAGCCTAGTTTCTACAGACTATGCGTTTGAAACGGCGCAATGGTTTTTCTCCAAAAACGGATTATTTAAGATAGCCGATACTGGCGTGGATGAAGAAATTATTCGCAAAATCACTAAGCGGGTAAATGGCGGTTATCATGGTATTGACGACAGGATAGACCAGACGACTAAAATCTTCACTTGGCTTTCAGAGGCTTAAATGCAAGACCAAACGGCCAGCGCCAATGTTGGCCGTTCTGGTGAATATCTAGCTCTCTCAAGGTTAAGTCTTGCTGGCAATTTCTGCACACTTGCGCAGTTTCAAGATCACGATGCGTATATACAGACGGATACACATAAGATCTTAACATTGCAGGTAAAGAGCGCGTCAAAGAAGCGCTTCCATCGGTATCAATTTTACACAAAGCAAGGTAAGGCCAGAAAGAGGTCTGACATTTACGCATTTGTTGCAATTGACATTGAAAAGATTTTCTGGTGTCGCGGGGACGACAAAATTATAGCCCCCGCTGGCATAAAGCTAAGATTTGAAATGTTTGACGAACCAACTATGCAGGAGGTTTTGGCGTCATTTGTTGCCCCTTGATCTTGGCCTCATTGATGAGGACGGCAAACCAGTGCGCTTGCATTGAGCCATGCTATTGCGTGACTGCGCATAGACCACCGGGTAGATTGCATCGCTGGCGACGGAACAAGTCTGCATGTCTTTAAAGTAGACAGTTGACGTGACTTCATAAGACGCCACGCCACTGTTGATTGTGTAGGTCAGTATCAGTGCTGCCCAGTAGGTCATTGGTCAATTCCAATCGTGGACAATGTCCAGCGGCTCTGTGCTAAACACCCAGCGCCATTGGCGTTTCTTTTGGCTTGGGATTTTCACAAGATCGCGCGCCCGGTACAGATGGCCAGCCTCAAACATTGCATTTAAATAACTTGAGGTTCTTGAGACACTATCTCCGAGCATCTCCGACGCTTCTGCTGACGTGATAGTGCGTCCGTCCGCCATCATCCCTAAAAGACGTTTGCCTTGATGTACCCCGTTTTCCTTGCGTCTGATGGCCATCTCAATAGCCCCTTTGTGCAGAGTGCTTTCCTTTTTTTGCTTTGATGGCAACGGCCCGCGATTGCCCAGCCTGTGCTGCATTTTTTCAAATTCAACCAAAAAATGACCGTAGGTTATTTCGTAACGCTTTGACTTGCTCTCAACGCCTTTTAGCTTTTCATTTAATCTTGCTTCGGGAGATCTTTTAGGGATAGCCTCAACATCTCCAGAAGCCCGCTCTGTTCCTGCAATCTCTGCTCCAGATTGGGCCGCATTGATGTTTTCGGTTCGCTCAGCATTATTGAGTTCACCCGCTCCAGCCTGCCTATAATAATTAGAATTTGGTCCATGCTCTCTTACCTTTCTTTGAAGTTTAATACCAAGTTGGTTTGTGATTCTACTTACTGTTGATGGGGCTACGCTTAATAGGTCAGAAATTTCGCTTTGAGACATATTCATATTAGCGCATTTTACGATTTGATCTTTTAAAACGTTAGATAATTGTGTCATTCCTCTTCCTCTTCTTCCTCTGTAGGTTCTACTTGGCCTGTTCCTGCGCAATTATCGCATTCAGTTGTTTCGGTGTCTGGGAAGCCATAATCATTGTTTAGGCTTTGCGTGACAAACGTTTCGCGTTCTTGATAGCCGTTGCCATCACACTCTGGGCAATCAATCCATTCCATTATTTTTATCCTTACATTTTCCATCCTTATCGGTGAACCAAACGAAACCATCGTTTTGCACCATATGCCCTGCGCTGGTCAGCGCTTCAATCGACTGCTTATATGTAGAGCGTGGATTTGCCACTGAGGACACTTTGCCAACAAAGTGATCCTTCACTGTCTCCTCAGAGATAACCCAAAAGGTGCGTGGTTCAGGCCAGCCGGGGCCACTTGGATTTGGATTACCAACGCCCTCACCCCGCAACTGCGTAAACACCTTGCGGATTAGCAACTGGTTTTTGCCCTTAATGCGTGGCTTGTTAGCTTCCTCAATCTCACTTTCTGACGCCTTGTGGATGGTACAAGTTGTTACTGCGTCGCCATCCTCGTCAATGCCAAGCTCAATTACGTTTAGCTTAAATGAGAATAGAGTACCCGTCTCCATGTCGCGCTGCTTGGTTGCCCTTGCCGTGCGCATGCCCGTGGCCTCATCGTGGTCTAGCTCAATCTCAGTGTCGGTTGCCGCGCGTAAACTTGAATGGCCCCTAGCCCCAGCGGCTTTATCTTTTCCAGAATGGTGAACCACTGCCAAGCTTGCGCTAGTTATTTCGCGCAGCTTATCGCAATTGCCAATAAACTTGGTCATGTCTTCAGGTGAGTTTTCATTGCCGCCGGCCATGGATCGGCTGAGCGTGTCCACAACAATAAACTTAACTTGGCCGTGCTTGCGAGACACCTCACGGCATAGTTTCTCCAAAACAACCATGTCCACGTCGCCATCTAGCAAGTTTACTGGCAAAGGTCTAACGGCAAGCTTAACGTCCTTGTGTTCAGGATACTGTCGGCTGAGAGCCACAACCCGGTTGTGCATGCCCATGCCGCCTTCTGTGGCGAGATATAAAACTGAGCCGCCAATGACTTTATGGCCGTTCCATTCTTGACCGGCGGCAATATGCCAAGCCATGTCTAAAGCAAAGAATGACTTGCCCACGTTGGACGGGCCATAGATCACAGACATCTGCCCGTCTCCCAACCAGCCCTTCACAAGATAGTT